ATTACCTAAATAATCTGAAAAACTCATATAGAAACAGAATGACTTATGACCCTGAAAATGGTTCATTTAAAGATGCTCGTCATTTAATGACTATGCAAGAGGATTTCTGGTTACCTCGTACTAGTGGTGGCAAAGGTACGGAAGTGTCTACATTACCAGGTGGTGCCAATTTAGATTCAATTGAAGATGTTATCTATTTCCTGAAACGGCTGTACAAAGCACTGAATATTCCATTATCAAGATTGGAAGATAATTCAATGTTATCATTAGGCCGTAGTCAAGAAATTAACAGAGATGAATTAAAGTTCTCAAAATTCGTTTCAAAAATTCGTAAACGGTTTAACATGATGTTCCGTGATTTACTTCGGACAGAATTGGTATTATCTAATGTTATTAAAGATTACGAATGGGCAGAAGTTGAAAATAATATCAGTTTCAAATATGCCCAGGATATGTATCTTGAAGAAAGGAAATTCTTTGAGATGATGCGAGACCGTCTGGAATTAGCCAAAGATATGGAACAGTATGTAGGCAAATATTTCAGCCACGAATTTATTAGATCAAAAATCTTACAACAAACAGATTTAGATGTCAAGGAACAAGACGAACAGATGAACAAGGAAGCATCGGATCCTAGATTTAAACCAGAAGAACCTGAAAATTAAGAGGAATTAACATGAACTCATTACAAAAATTTATCTCAGAAGCAAAAGAAAGTAACACCATCTCTGCTATTGATTCTGTGAAACATGCACTAGCAGAAAAAGCACGTGAAGTTGTTGCTCGTGTTAATGCAGAAGTTGCTCAAGAATTCGGTCTTTCAGAAAAGAAAGATGAAGAATACGAAGAAAAGGACGACGACGATAAAGAAGATGAAAGGGACGACAAAGACTCTGACGAAGATGCTGAGGACGAGGAGTAATCCATGACCGAGAATAACTCTTTAACAGAGGCTCGGATTATCACCAAAGTCAATTCACGTGGTGAAAAACGTAGACGTCTAAAGTGTCGACCTGGTTACAAACTGAATCCAACAGGTACATCTTGTGTGCCAATTACTGGTTCAGAAAAAGCAACCAAACGTCGTGCTATTAGAAAAGCTCTGCGAACAAAACGTGCTATGGGCAAAGGTTTCCAAATCCGAGTTAAGCGCAAAAGATTAAAAGCGTTACGTAAACGCAAAGCATACGGGTTGAAATAATCATGGCTAAGTTGTTATATGAATCAAGTTTCCAAGTGGAGTCACTTACAGAAAATACTCCACTAGGAAAGCAATTATACATCGAAGGTATTTTTGCACAAGCAGAAGTTAAAAATGGTAACGGTCGAATTTATCCAAAATCTGTAATGGAAAAAGCCGTTGCTCAATATAACGAAAACTACGTGTCTAAACGTCGTGCTTTAGGTGAACTGAATCACCCAGCAAGACCATTTGCTGACCCAGCAGAAGCTGCCATTTTAATTGAATCATTTGAAATGGATGGTAATAATGTTATTGGTAAGGCAAAAGTTTTAAATACTCCTAAAGGTCAAATCATTAAAGGATTACTGGAAGGTGGTTTTAATCTTGGTGTATCTACTCGTGGCTTAGGTTCTCTGTTAGAGAAAAACGGAGCCAAGGTTGTTCAGTCTGATTTTATGATGACCGCTACAGATGCTGTTGATATGCCTTCTGGTCCTGACTGTTATGTTAATTCTTTATATGAATCTACATGGATTAACAAGAATGGTGTTTGGGTACCTGTTAATGAACAAACACAAGAGCCGATCAATGAACAAGTGTTCTTTGATAAGTTTGAACAATTTATTAAAACTCTGAAACAATAGTTTTTAATTGTTAATAAATAAATTTAACCGTAACAAAACCGAGGAAACGTCAATGTCTGAACATATCAAAGCATTATTTGAGGGACAAGACCTTTCAGAAGAATTTAAGACAAAGGCTACTGCTATTGTCCAATCTGCTATTGACGAGAAAGTTGAAACAGTTAAAGCAGAACTTCAGGAAGAGTTTGAAACCCGAGTTGCTACCCGTATCAAAGAACTGGAAGAATTAACTGAACAATATATTCAGGAAGAAATGGTTCCACAATTTGATAAGTATCTGACTGCTGCTGTTACAGAATGGCAAGAAGAAAATAAGATTGCTCTTGTATCAGGTGCAAAAGTTGAATTGGCAGAATCATTCTTATCAGGTATGGTAGGTTTGGTAGAGAGTCACGATTTAACTATGCCACAATCTAAAGTTGATGCTATTGCAGAAATGCAAAGCAAATTGGATGAAATGACCGAATCAATGAATGCTCTAAAAGAACAAAATATTGAATTGGTTGAAGCTAAAAAGACTTTAGTTCGTGCAAATCTGGTTAAAGAAGCCACTGCAGAATTAAGCGATTCACAGAAAGACAAATTAGCACAGGTTGTTGAAAAACTGGAATTCAAAACAGAAGAACAGTTTACCGGTGCGATTAAATCTCTGATTGAATCATATTTCCCAACTGAATCACATATTGAACCTATCGTTGAAAATGTTGAACCAGTTCAGGAAAAAGCACCTATTGTCGCAAAGAGTTATGCTCAGTCATTGATTGAACAAGCAATTCGCGTATAGATTTAACACATTTATAAATAACTTTAACAACTCAAAAATCCTTTAGGAGATTTCAAAATGGCAGAATTGCTAAAAGAAGATATCCAGAAGCTGATTGAAAACGAAAGTTTTCCAAAAATCACTTCTGATTACCGTAAACGTGTTACCGAATCTGTTTTAGAAAATCAGATCAAATATCTGCAAGGTATTAACGAAAGTACCGCTGCTCCTACCAACCAAACTGGTGGTGTTGCTAACTGGGACCCAGTTCTGATCAAAATGGTTCGTCGGTCTATGCCACAACTGATGGCTTTCGACCTGATGGGTGTACAACCTATGTCTGGTCCTACTGGTTCAATCTTTGCAATGCGTGCACGTTATACCAATCAAACTGGTGCAGAAGCTCTGTTTGACGAAGCTAACTCAGCATTCTCTGGTACTGGTACTCAAGGTGGTGATACCTCTGGTTTTGCTGCTGATGCTTTTGGTGTTGGTGACCCAGCTGCTGCTACCACTTACGGTACTGCAATGACCAAAGCTGCAGGTGAAGTATTAGGTTCAACTGGTAATCCAGCTTGGGCGGAAATGGCCTTCAGTATTGAACGTGTTGACGTATCAGCGAAAACCCGTAAACTGAAAGCACACTTCAGCCGTGAACTGCAATACGACATGAAAAATATACATGGTCTGGATGCAGAAACTGAGCTGGCTAACATCCTGTCTACCGAAATTACTGCAGAAATTGACCGTGAATGTTTACGCACGATCAACGTAGCTGCTCAATTAGGTGCACAAACTGCCGCTGTACCAGGTTTGTTTGACGTAGCTGCTGACAGTGATGGTCGTTGGTTAGTAGAACGCTTCAAAGGTCTGTTATTCCAGATCGAAATCGAAGCCAACGCAGTAGCAAAAGCAACCCGTCGTGGTCGTGCTAACCGCATCGTCTGTTCAAGCAACGTTGCATCTGCTCTGAACATGGCTGGTGTGTTAGATTACAACCCAGGTCTGGCTGCCAACTTAACTGTTGACGATGCTGCTCAAACCTACGCTGGTGTGTTACTGGGTAAATACCAAGTATTCATCGACCCGTATGCAACTGTTGACTATGTGACCGTTGGTTACCGTGGTAGCAATGCATGGGATGCCGGTGTTTACTTCTGCCCATACCTGCCGTTAGAAATGTACCGCAGTGTTGGTCAAGATACCTTTAACCCAATCATGGGCTTCGCAACTCGTTACGGCGTAATTGCTAACCCATTCGCTAGCCACACCGCTTCTGGTGCTAAGACTGGATTAGGTTTAGGTCAAGGCGAGAACCAATATTTTAGAAAATTCGCTTGCCGCAATATTACTGGTGTATAATCTAAAATAAAACTAATTAAAATACCAGTTTCGGCTGGTATTTTTTACTAAACAGAAAACCAATACTTTAGGAAGATAAAATGGCTATTGTTTATGCTTTAATTGATATAACAAAACCTGGTATATACAAAACAGACTATGTTACTTATCTATATGAACCATATTATATCGGTAAGGGAGTAAACAATAAAAGACCCGAACAACACCTAAATGAATCATTGAGTGCAAAAGAAAAGGGTGGTAAAAGAACAAGAAAACAAAATAAAATCTTAAAACTATTAAAAAATAATATACCTTTTGAATATGTAATTTATGAAGTAGATAACGAATGTGAGGCATACCAAATAGAATATGAATTAGTTGAATTATTTGGAAGATTATCTGAAGGTGGTATTTTAACAAATGTTCAATCTGGTGGTGGCGGAAATAAAAAAGGTTATGTATATGCCAAAAATGACCACGAAACTATTTATGTTAAAAGAACTGATAAAAGAATATTGTCTGGCGAATTTAAAATAGTTGGTTTTGGTTCTGATAAAATACATTGTTACGATAAAGACGGAAATAAGTTATATGTTAGTTCAGATGAATATTGGAAAAATGGATACACTTCAATTTTTAAAAACAGAAAACGTAGTGAAGAAGCTCGGTCAAATATTTCTAAGGGTAAAAAGAATTATAAATTTACCGAATCACACCTTGCAAATTTAACTAATGCAAATAGAATAATAGCTCAAAATGTACATCTTGGTGCAAAACGTAAACAATCAACAAAAACAAATATATCTAAATCAAGGTTCGGTTCAAAATCCAAAGTTGCTAATATTTGGAGATTAACTTCTCCAAATGGAGATATTTGTATAACATATAAGGGTGGTTTAGCTTTGGTTTCTAATTTTGGTTTATCACCTAACAGATTTAAGAAATTCTTTGGAAATATTGTCCCTTATCCTAGTTATTCTGGCCACATAAACAAAGAAATAATAAACACAACTGGGTGGAAAATTGAAAAGAATCCAATAGATGCAGAAATTAATTATGAATTTATTTTTGACAAGTAATGTTACTGGTGTATAATCTAAAATAACTTAACTAAAAGCCAGCATTTAGTTGGCTTTTTGTTTTCCAATCTATCTTTTAACTTGTGTTTCATGAATTGTTGTCGTGAATATCTAATACCATTCCTAACAGATAAATAGGGTAAACTCTCTAAGGAATTTGTCATGTCTAAACAATTCAACCTAGCTAAATCTACCAGTTTTCTGTTTTCTGTCACAAATCGAAACAACTTAACTTATAAAGTCCAAACCTCGTCTGTTGGTTCAATTAATCTTGGCGCTGCACCATTTCCTATGGCTGCTTTAGATGGAAAGGTTCCAGGCAACAGGTTAGATTTTACACCTTTGACAATTCGTGTTATATTATCAGAAGACCTGACAGAGTGGATTGACATTTATAAATGGATGGTGGAGATTACAAAGACTAATAACAGTCATTTGGAATCAGGTGAATATGGTGAATTAACAGTTTTAAATTCACAGAATATACCTACTGCAAAATTCATCTATAAAAATATATGGCCAACTGTTATTGGTGATTTGCAGTATAGCTTAGTTGACGACGAGATGTCGTTGGTTGTAGATGTTACTTTTGAATATGATACATACGATGTTGAAATCGTGAAAACCGGAGAACGTATTTCTTATGGGTCTGAAATTAGATGAACTCAAACAACTTAAAACAGAAATTTTTGGAAGATACGAAGAAGTAAAAGAACAAATTAAATCCGATATGGAAATTGATGGTTTCAGATTGGATGATGAAGCTATTAGGACTCCTAAGCTCCATGGTATTTGGATGGGAGTCTTAACAGACGAAGCAATTAAACTGAAACAAATTCAAAATTTATTCAAGAAAGCATATCTTGAAAGATGGAAATATTGGTCTGGTACTCAGACTGATAAGTATTATCACGAATATGGAATTGTTCACAATAAAATTTTAAAAACAGATGTTCCAATTTACATGGATGCAGATGATTTTATCTGTGAATTGAAAGAAATTGTAGAAGTGCAGGAGCAGTTTGTTATGTTCCTTGAAAAATGCATCAAAGAAATCTCTGGTAGGACATTTCATATAAAGAATGCAGTAGAGTGGAGACGGTTTGAAGCTGGTAACTAATATCTACATATACCTCTAATAACATCCATTCTCCTAATGAATCCTAGAGATTATTTGACCAACTAAATAGGTTAATATAACTCTAGGATTTTTTAATGCGTAGCTTAAAACAATTCATCAATGATACAGAAGATAAAGTTATCATACCCGGTGGCTATATGGTGCCTAGGTCCCAGATGCCACAGATTGATGATGTTACACATTTCGTAACTTGGTTAGAGTTAAAAGGTGTCCAATCTTATAAAGTGGAATTGGACCCTAAATTAATCAAACCAATACAATCAATGGTCGATAGAAATAAAATCAGAAAATTATCGTCATTAGAAATTACAAAACCGGTCATTGTCTCAGAAGATATGTTTTTATTGGATGGTCACCACAGATTGTTCTCTGTAATTAGACATGATCCTAATAAAAATGTAGTTGCTATAGTTGTTCAACTACCAATTAACAAATTATTTCAACTAACATCGGAATATTTGGAACAAGTCGATGACTGATATTGTTATTTCTCCTATTAATGAATCATTTATCAGAATTACTTGTCGTGAACAGTTCATGGAATTGGAATTATCCGATAGATTTTCATTTAAAGTCGCCAATGCTCAATTTGATCCCAGGGTGAAATCTGGTAGATGGGATGGAATTAAGCGTTTATATAATAGAACACATAAACGAATTCATAAAGGTCTATTGTTAGAAGTTCTAAAATTCTGTAAAAAACATAAATATACCTATTCATTAGATCCAAGTTTGGTACCAACGTCTGGAATCACTTCAGATGAATTGAATGAAATAGTAGATGGGTTTATTAAACCACATGACAAAGGTCGACCAATTAAACCTTATGATTACCAGTATCAAGCTGTCCATCATATGTTAAACTCAGGTAGAAGTATTTGTCTTGCTGCTACATCTGCTGGTAAATCTCTGATTTTGTATCTTGCTACAAGAATCTACCAAATGGCCGATGAAATGCAAGGTAGACAGATGATCATTGTTGTGCCATCTATTATGTTAGTTGAACAACTTTATTCTGATTTTGAAAACTATTCTACATACGAAGGTTCTAATTGGAGTCCAAGAACATTTTGTCAGAAAATCTCTGGTAAATATTCAAAGCAAGTGTCTAAACCTATTATCATAACAACTTGGCAATCATTGAAAAATATGAGCCCAACTGTTGTAACTGATGCCGGTGCAATATTTGTAGATGAAGTTCACACAGTAAATGGTTCTGTTTTAACGAATCTAATGGAAATGGCAGTTAACTGTCCAATTAGACATGGATTAACCGGTACTCTGGATGGTTTTGAATGTAATGAGTTAGCAGCACAAGGATTAATGGGACCAGCGGTTAAAATTGTTTCTGCTAAGGAAATCATTGATGCAGGTAGAGCAACCAAGGTTAATGTTAAATGTATTATTCTTGACTATGATTCAGAAACAAAGAAAGCATACCACAATGACCAATGTAATGTACCACCTCATAGGTCACAATTAAAATACCAATCTGAAGTCAATTTCATCAATAATCTGAAATCGAGGTTTGATTTTATCCAAGGTATTGTTAGAACTCTTAAGGGTAATACGATAGTATTATTTGATCGTGTAGACGATTACGGAGTTCCGCTTTATGAAGATATGAAATCAAAACATGAAAACACATTTCTGATTATAGGTGGAGTTTATGGTGAGGAACGTGAAGAAATCAGATTAAATCTTGAAACATTTAATAATGCGATTGTCTATGCAACAAGTCAGATTATGTCAACAGGTGTGAATATTAAAAATTTGCATAATATTGTTCTAGCTAGTTCAAGTAAATCTAAAATCAGGATTTTACAGACCATTGGACGCCTAATGCGTCTGCATGAAACCAAGACTACTGCCACAATGATAGATTTGGTAGATAAACTGGACTATAATGGTATTCCTAATTTCACTCTGAAACACGTGGAAGAAAGGATTAAACATTATTCAAAAGAGCAACACCCAGTCAAATTCTTGACAGTGAATCTTACAGAAAAATAATTTCACAAAAATTGCAAAAAAGTGTTGACAACTCTGCCAGGGTTGGTATACTGGCGCCAAGCCGTTTGCCAGTGAAATTGTTTTAAGTGAAATTCTGTACTTGGATTTTTAATATATTTAGGACACTAAATGATGCATAAATACGTTCATTAAAGTGTTGACAAAAATTTATTAATAGATTAAAATTAAGTCATATTGGCATTTAATGATATGACTTGATTATGAATTTAGTAGCTTGGACAGACGGGGGATTTAGTTATCATGAATCTATTGGTTCATGGGCTTTTATTCTGTTAAATCAAAAAACAGATTACAGAATAGAAAGATATGCTTTAACTGATCACCATAAACAAACTTCTCAAGTGTCAGAAATCATGGCCATTCTTAAATTATTAGAATGTGTTAAATATGATCTATGCAATTCTAATAATCAAATCACCAAAAAAATAACTCTTGACATCTATTCTGATTCTCAATATTGTGTAAATACCATTAAAACTTGGATGCACGGTTGGGCTAAGAAATCGTGGAATGTGGATAAGCAAAATTTGGATCTATGGAAACAGATTCATTCATTATATCTTGATTTTAAGCAAATTAATATGCACTGGGTCAAGGGTCATGCTGGTATTGACTTGAACGAACAGGTTGATAAATTGACCAACATTCCATTGCAGGTATATAGAAGATGAATCAGATAACCAAAAATATTACGGATCTTGAAATAGACAGTTTAGAGTTTGAATTGGAAGAACAACCAGAACAGGTATTTCAACCAAGAAAAACAGAATATGTTAACAATAAAGAATTACAAGCAGAGTTTGTAAAATATTATGAATTAAAGAAACAATGGATTGCTGACGGTAAACCAGGTAATCCACCTTTAACTCATAAAATAGGTCAAGCAATTCTTGATATAGCAACACGAAGAACATATTCCAGACAGTTTATAGGATATACTTCAAACTGGAAAGAAGAAATGATTGGTGATGCTATAGAATGTTGTGTGAAGTATGCTCATAACTATAATCCAGAAAAATATAACAATCCTTTCGCATATATCACACAGCTTGTTACAAATGCTTTGATTCAAAGAATTAAACGTGAGAAAAAAGAAATTTATACCAAATATAAGTCATTTGACAATATGGGTGGATTCCAAGCATTCTCTGATGAAAATGTAGAGGATTTAGGAGTTGAAAATTTCAATGAAGCATCTGAAATGTATCAAGGTTACCTAGAATATATTGCAGAATATGAAGAAAAACAAGATGTGAAAAAACAGGTAGACAAATCTACAGACGGTCTGTTAGAATTCCTATCTGATAGTGATTAATTTTATCATGGAGAATAATAATGAGTAATGTATGGTTTACGTCAGATTGGCACATTGGCCACAAAAACATTCTGAAATACAGAGATGGATTCCAATCAACAGATGAGCACGATGCTACTCTTATAGAGAATTACCAATCATTAATTTCAAAACGTGACATTGTTTACTTTTTAGGTGATATGGTTTTTTACAACCGAAGGTCTGGAAAAACTTAAGTATTTGAAGGGTTCAAAGATTCTGATTCTTGGTAATCATGATTACCTCAAAGCTAGTGAGTTGTTAACTGTTTTTGATGATATTGTTGGTCCAATGAAATATAAAGGTTTTTGGTTATCTCACCATCCTATCCACCAACAAGAATTATACAATAAACCAAATATTCATGGTCATACTCATAACCAAAGAATTTTGTTGGGTGACGGTAGTCCAGATAAGAGATATTTTCCAGTTTGTCCTGAACATCACAAATATTCACCTGTGTCCTTTGAATCAATTAAGGAATTTTACAAATGCTAGCAATAATTACAGATACACATGTTGGAGCAAGGTCAAGTTCATCAATTTTTCGTGATTACATGAAGTTTTGGTATGATACTGTTTTCTTTCCAAAGTTAATGGAACAAGATTGCAAAACCATTTTACACTTAGGTGATTTCTTCGATAATAGAACTACAATATCAGTTCAAGATATTGATTTTGTTGTGAACTGGTTTGCCAAAAGATTGGTCGATGATGGTATTCAGTTTTATGTCACATTAGGTAATCACGATGTAGCATTTAAAAATACCAACAGAATTCACTCTCTGTCAATCTTAAAAGCAGCTGCACCTAATAATGTAACAGTTATTGAAGAAGCCAATGAATACTTATTTGACGGTAACAGATATCTGCTAGTCCCATGGATTAATGCAGAAAATTACCAAGACACGATGTCAAAAATTTCCAATACTCCGGATAAAGGTGATGTGATTGTAGCTGGACATTTTGAACTGTCTGGATTTTTACATTATAAAAATTCAATTCCTGCTACACACGGATTAGATGCATCTTTATTCAAAGATTTTAAAGAACTTTGGTCGGGTCACTTCCATCATAAGTCAAAAATTGGTAATGCAAGATATATGGGTTCTGCATTCCATCTAAACTGGCAAGATTATAATGATGATAGGGGGTTCCATTTTTATGATGGAACTCTATTAGAATTTGTACCAAACGAACATTGTCTATTCACACATGTCACATTTGAGGAAGATGTTTTCTCAAAGATGTCAGATAAAGAATATTCTGACCTTTTTGAAGGTATGTTTGTTCGGTTGACTGTTACTGGTGATTATAGTAAAGTTGCTTTAATGGACACGATTACAAAAATTAATCGGTCAAAACCACATGATTTACAGGTAATAAATGATAGCCTGGTGAATGGTGAATCAGAGACAGAGGAACAAGTTGAATCAAAAACTGCAAAATCAACTGCAGATTACATCACTTCTTATATTGAAGAAAGGCAAGATTTGAATACCACAGAGATTAAAACACTTGTACAAGATTTGTATGAATCAGCTATGAAAAATATGGCTAAGGGTGAATAAAATGACAGATGATGAAATTGCAGAAAAACTTGGAAAAATAATAGTTTCTACATATCCTAGGGTTGGTGAAAAAGGTGGTATGTCTATTTTTAGAACGGAAGTTGGTGTGCAAATAACTCATATAGGTACAGGTGTATCTGTTATTGTCGATTCTGAAAGAAATCAATACAAAAACAGAAGTATTGCATTACGTCAATTATATGAACGAGTTAAAGACATGCCTTCATATTCAGAATTATATGATATAGTATTAAATTTAAAACTTGCTTGTGAATTAGGTGTTCACATGTTTTTACTTAATGATGTTAATGTACCAAACACAATAGAAACTATGGAAGATGCTATTAATAAAGCAGATAAGGTGAAATATGATTGAATTCCAATATGTAAATTACAAGAATTTCCAATCTGCTGGAAATCAACCAATTCAAATTGACCTTAACAGATCACAATCCACTATGATTTCAGGTCAAAATGGATCTGGTAAATCTCAAGTTTTGGAAGCATTGACTTATGGTCTATTCGGCAAACCTTTAAAGAAGGTTACAATAGGTGGCCTAATCAATACAATAAACAAGAAAAATTTATTGGTAGAAGTTGTATTCAAGAAACAAGGTATCACGTACAAAGTCATACGAGGTCAAAAACCATCTGTATTAGAATTTTGGGTAAATGATCAACTTGTTGACCAATCTGCAAATGCTCGTGATTATCAAGCAAAGATTGAATATGTATTAGGAATGGATTACAAACTGTTCACTCAGATTGTTGTATTGAACAAAGAAAAATATGTTCCATTCATGGAACTTGGTGCTGCAGATCGGAGAAAAATTGTTGAGGATATTCTGGATATTGCAGTATTCTCATATATGTCAGATGAATTAAAATTGCGTACATCTACTCTGAATAATGATATTGAAGATTTGAAGTATGAACGTGCAAAGATTGAAACAAAGATTGTTGGTCAACAACGCCTGATTGCAGAGGCTAACTCCAATGTCGATGCACAAGTGGAATCAATTAAAACCAATATCTCCCTACTACAAACAGACAAAAGTGAAGCAGAATCACTCCTAGAAACTCTGAATAAGGAATTAGATAACCTAGGTGATGTTTCAAATGAAGTATCTGCTACAGAAAAAAGGAAACGTGAATTTGAACAAATTAGTGCCAAATTTGTAGCAAACAGCGATTCAATTAAAAAGACACTAGAGTTTTTCACAAGACATGATAATTGTCCAACATGCGGCCAAGAAATTGAAGAAACTCTTAAACAAGAAAAATCACATGAGTGCAATACAAAAATAGGTGATATTGCTGGTCATGCTAAACTGTTATCTGTAGAATATTCTAAAGTTATTGCAGAGTTAAATGATTTAAAACAAACTGTTAATAAAATCCAAGAGATTAAAAATGATATCCGGGTTCATATGAATACAATTTCAAGAATTGACAGAGACATTTCTGCCAAAGAACGTGAATTGGATTTATTGACTCGTGAATCTAAAGTTGGTGATTATGAAACTGAACTGGAGCAATATCAAGAAGAGTTCAAAGATAGGTCAGATTTATTAGAAAGTCTAATGAAGACAAAAGAAGTCTATGATAAAGTGAAATCAATACTAAAAGATGATGGTATAAAAGTATCTATTGTACGTGATTATATTCAGTTCATCAACCAACGTGTAAATGAATACTTGGCAACAATGGAATTTTATCTGAATATTCAACTAGATGAAAATTTCAATGACTCTATTAAAGCTGTTAACCGAGAAGGATTTGTTTATGACAATTTATCAACCGGTCAGAAAACAAGAGTATCACTTGCAGTTTATCTTGCTTTGTTAGAAGTTGCATCTCTGAAAAATTCAGTGGTGACAAATATAATTTGCATAGATGAAATCCTCGAAAACCTTGACTCTGTGGGTGTTCAGTTGGTTGTTAAGTTGTTCAGAGAGAAATTTGGTCACAAGAATCTGTTTGTTATCACACAGCGTGCTGATGAATTTGCAGATTTGTTCAGGTCAGAAATTAAATTTATCCTAAAGGATGGTTTTACAGAAAAACTGTAGACAAGATTGGAACCGGTTGTTATAATCGGTTCCAACTAAACATCGTGAAGGAATTTATATTATGACTGCAAAGACTCGCCTAATTGAAACTCTTAAACAATTTATTTCTGATAATGAATATTCTCCAAAGGTTTATGAACAGCAGAATGCTATCTTGGCATCAGAAGTGTTAGAACAAATTACTTCTTTGAATCTTGTCCAATGTGAGAAAATCGAGCGGAAGATAAATGAAATTCAAAAACCTGGTAAATTTGGAACAATAAAAGTTAGTCCTACAGATTATCTACAGTTTATATAACAAACTAAATAGACCTATTACTGATTAATAACTTTAATGGGTCTATTTTCTATGAGCGATGTTGAATTTTTAACAGAGATGTTTAACCTTAAAACAGCTAAAGGTTATGATTTTACTATAACAGATCCTTCTGACTGGGTATGGAAGGGTATCACTACATTCGAAGCTACATTTACCAATGAATCTGGTAAAGAATATTTGTTCCGTGTCCGCAGAGCAAAAGAATACGGTATTCATGCACGTCAAATCATGTTTTCATATAAGAAAAGTTCTGTAGGTAAAGCAAGTCAGAACTTAACTATGGATCCATCTACATTCAAAAAAGCTCTTGTTACATTTTTACGAATTTATGAAGCATATAAGTCAACAGAAGATGGTATGAAATCATCTGGTTATGTTGTGGCTTTACAGAAAGGTATCAGCAAATATGCTCCATTAATTGTACGTGCAATGAAACGTGCATTTAAATCTGAACCAAAGAAACGTCTAAGTTTGGTAGGTGTTAATCCTGATGCACCAGGTAATATTGTAGACTTATTCTATGAAATCAAAGCAAGTCCGTATCCAGCATTTAATGGTAAAGATTTTGACTATACTGCTATCACTTCAAATGATATGTTTTATAAGTTATCCGGCCTAGAGAAATCACCAGAAGCGGAAGAATCTGAAACTGTTGAAATTGATACAAAAGTAACTCCA